TGTAAATGGAACTGTGGTGTAGTTGTTTGATGTTTGAGCGCTCACCACATTCACACTATCACCTGTGAATATGTAGTTGTAAGATATTGGTGTTGCAGTCCAAGAACCAACATTTGGAGTAAAAAAAGCAGTACCTTGAGGGTTAAAGTTTGGTACGTCAACAAACGGAGCTTCAATAGTTTTACTTACCGTGGTGTTTCCCCACGGATTATTCTGAAACATTGTTATTGTATATTCTGAACTCACGGATGGATATACGTGAGATATTGAATTTGGTGCGTAATTTGTAATTTGTTGTAATGGACTTCCATCACCCCAATCTATAAAGTAACTTGATAGTTGTAGAAATGCATTGAATTCTGAGTCCGCAGTATTGTACACATACCACTCATATGGGTTCGAAGTTGTTGATGAAAATATGAAATTTGTCACTACATTCTGTTGTAGAATAGCCCCATCGAAAACAGAGTAGTATCCTATGTCTATAGTGTTTTCAACCAATAAAATTGGAATTGTCAAACCTGTAAACAAAGATGTGTTGTTTGTACCACCCGTAAGCATTTGTGTCATACCCGAGTACACACCAAAAGTGTCACCTGAGACTGTCACATCGTGCACCAAGGTAGATAAAACTCCTGGTGAAATATTCACATACATCGTTTGGCTTTCCATTATGGGTTCACGTATTCATACCAAGTTATCGGGTTTGTTTTCGTTCCCACCTTTACCAAAGTGGGATAATGATAAACCTCGTATTTTTGAGTTGTATAATCCAACACCACTTTATAATAGAAATATTCTTCTTGTGGGAAATCCGAAGGATTTGACAGAGTATTTTGTGGTGTATTCATCATTTTGATAAATTGACCTGTACTACCATCGAAGAATTTTGCTGTCATGTAAAAATCTGTGATATTCAAGAAATCTCTTTTCTTTAGCCAATAAATGAAAAACCCTTCCTTGTCCCCAACATAATCCAATCGGTATGAAGGTTTCTTTATGGTAACATTTGTGGTTCCATTAAGTACCGCATTTTCGATAAATCCCTGTTGAGTTGGTAGTATAATTGTAATGTAGGCTTGTTGATCCCTATTGAGTGGTGAGGTATACAAGTCGAGTTTCCAAAACGATTTTGTAAAAGGTGGTGTGTAGTAGTAGGCTTGGTCTACAGTGAACTTAGAAGTATATGATTCCTCATACACACCACCCAAGATATTTGAATTCCAAAAGTTGAAGATGTATGATATTGATGTTTCCTCATTTTGATCCTCGGCATGTGCAAAACGGGTTACCTCAAAATCCTCATCTTTATTGAGGATTTGTTCCAACACACTTAGTTCGTATTGTTCAATTGATTCTTGCAATCCTTGGAAGTCCCATGTTTGTTCAATTGGAATGTCCAAGGTTGTTCCCACCGCGTTTGGGATTACTATTCTTCTATTATTCACAGCCATCGATAATTGGATCAGGTACGATCGAGTATAATGAATTTATGTCAAATGACGCACCCTCAGGGTATAATCTAAAAATTATATCCGTAAATGGATAGTGACTATCATTCAAAAATGGATAATCAACACCATCTCCGTTAGTGTCGATAAATCCCAAGGGGTAAAGATCTCTCCACAACCAACTTTGAAGACTCTGACTATAGTAGGCGTAGTTGGGTATACCCTGAACAAAATCTGCGTCAGCAGATTCTATATAATCTGAAAAATATTTTAGTACAACAGGAAAATGAACTTGGTAATAGTATCCATTAGGGTTTGAAGTTGGTTGATCTGATACATCAAAACCTTTGGTATAATAAGTCATCTTGTTCATATACTTTGATATCACCCTCTCTCGTTGTGTGATATTGTTGAACTCACACCAATCACCATATAAAGTATCACCACTCACTCTCGGTAAGTTTACGGTAAATGTATAACAGTCAGGAGGGTTCACACACACGGTAGATCCATTGACGTTTCTTATATATTGGGTTGTCGAGTTTGATTCGACCGAAAGTCCATTTGTTGAATCCCACCACGGATTTGTTTGACCTGGTAACATATTGAATTCCCACCCTCTTCTAAGTTTATTCCACCATCCATAGTGTCCAACATTTTGAAATGTTGCAAATATTTGACTCACAGGTCTGTTGTTATTGTCTAACAACCTTTCGGTAATTTCTAAATCACGGGCGACGGTAATATTATAGCTGTTTGAACTTTGCCACTTAGCCACCGAAGAAATATTGTTAGGTGTCAGGGATGAGAATTGATATGCCGCGAAGTCTTGAAAAGAATTCAATTCAAATCCGTTCAATGTGATCAAACTATCGTCAGGATTTGTAATTACTTTGTGAACTCTAACATAGTAAATTGATTTTGTTTCACCAGAATTATTGATATCAACAATCCTTTTGAATGTACCATCGTTACCTGTGTCGAAAGTTGTTCCGGTATAACCAACATTTTCTAAGTTGAACACGTACTCATTAGAACCCTCAGTTCCGTTACCCAACGAATATACTTGAAATGTGTTTGTTCCCTGATATCCAAATGACAATTCAACCCATTCACCTTCAGTTAGACCATGTTGTACAATACAATTGAATTGTATGATGGGTAATCCATTATCAGCACCTGTTGAAATGTAGAATGGGATTCCATCACCCGAAACCCACGAAGGTAGTGATGAACTATCTTCAAAGTAATAATCCATCGGTACGTTTTGATCATTCAAATAAGGATATGAGTAAACAACACTCCAATTGTATGATGAGGCACTTTTGGCTCTGTATGAAACTTGTGGGTTTGTAGCGTCAGTTCTTATAAATTCAAATTCTTGATAAGAAGGTAATCCACTCCAAATATTATTTCCACCAAGTAAAGGTGTTGATTGTTCAGGATTTACATAATATAACCTATCACGATAAATTTCATACTGAGTAGATCCAACTAACGAATTCTCGTATATGTAAGACATTTTGAGAATGGGTCTAAACGTATTTGACTGATTTCTTTCGTTATCGAATAATGTGGCCAAATTGACCGTAACGGTTCTATCATAATCAATTACTTCGGATTGTGTTTGATCCAAGTAGGTATTGATGGAAATATCACTTTCAGGTGCCGAGGCAAACTGTAAGTCAGGTTTGATTACATTATACTGATTATTACTCATTCTCCACCTATGTATGATTGTCTGAATTTATCCATAGCCGTTCTACCAACCTTCAAACCAAAGTAAAAATACCACGGAGCAGATGTGATAGTTGAAAAATTATTTGGACTTGTGTTCTGTGGGTCGTATTCGTTCTGAGCATTTCTTTGGAAAATGTATCCTTGTTGATTTTGAATTAGTCCGTTATTACCCAAGAAGTATGGCGCATTTAATCTATCTAATTCTTGGTATTTTTCACTGTAAATATTGTTACCCAAATTCAGTAAATTGTTATAATCGGTATACCATGAGTTTTTATCATTTCCGAAAATTGAATTTTCGGGTGTGTTTGACCATCCATTATTTTTCCAATTATAGAATGGAACTAACTGAGATTTAGTACCTAAATAGTCCGCAGTCAAAGTAGATCCTGTAGTGTTTCTGTCAATCCTACGTGGTGAAATTAAATCCCTATCTGAGGGGTATGAATTATAATAAACTCCGAACACAGGGTTACCTTGTAGATCTGGTGTTATATAAATTGGGTTGTCACCTGGTATTGTTGGATCGTCAACGTAGTTTCCTTCATTGAGTGGTGAGACCCCATATTGGGAGTTGATTTGTAACATCTGTGCATAGTCACCATCTATTCTCTGTCCGTCTCTACTGAAATAACCACTTAGAGCCGCATCACCACTACTGAAAATACTCTCCAAAAATGAAATATTGACCAACCTTGATATTGTAAATAATTGTATCAAATTGGTCACTTCATTCCAAGTTGTTGGGTTCATTTTGTCCATCTGATATCCATAGTAGTCAGGAGACAAGTTGACATCTTTAGTCCAAAAATATTTCGGTCCCAAGTCCATAATTGTTGTTGGAAACAATAAGTTATATTTGTTCAACGATGTAAAGGATGCACCACCTACAATCGTTCCAGTTGTTACAGGCGCTTTTTTTCCAATAAATTTACTTCCATTCCATGGTGACGAACGATAATAGAAGTTATTAGAATTCGGTTCAAACGCTATTGTATCTGAACAGAATGAATATGAAACTTTTTGTTGTGGTCCAAAAGGGGTTGGAACTGTAATTATACGTCTTACCTCAAGTTGATTGTTTAAGTTGAAAGTTGGTTTATTTCTAAACGGAAAAGCAAACAAAGTTCCGTTGACCCATGAATTCACAAAAATGTGTGAAAATACGCCTCTACAAATTGCGAATGTCAATCTAAATCTTTGTGCCCATTCAAAATAATTCTCAATCGCAGGTCTAATTGTACGTATATAACTTCCATTTTCATCAGGTGACAATAAATCATAACAACCACCTTGTACTCTTACAGGATCTTCATTTGCCGGACACGGGTCCAATATTTCCAATTCGCCGTTTGAATTGACACTATAACATTTTAAGGGAACCATACCAGTACAACTAAAGGTATCTAACACACGATCAAAATTATTATTTAACCCACTATCCTCATACTGAGACCCGATACCTAAATCGAAACTAAATGGTGTTGATAATGAACCTTCACCATTACTTGCAATCGAATAAATTTTGAAATTAGAGTTTTGGTGAAGCATCATGATGTTACCCCCTTGCACATATGGTGCAGCAAACGTTGTTCTTTTAAGACCGTCTGAAGAAGGTAATCTGTCCGATCTCATAACCAATTTAGCATTATTTATACCACTAATAAAGGTAATATTGGTTGGTGCAATACTCGGAGCATTTATATATGATGGTGAATAAAGTCTCGAATCCATAAACAACAAACTTTTTTGGAATTGATCATCGGATGACCCTATTAGAGTTCCACCCTCAACAACTCCTTGATAATCTATATCAAAAAATTTCATCTTTTGTAACACAACCCCATTGTCAGATATATTAGAGTTTAAGAACTGTCCAACACTTTTATCACCAATATAAGGTCTAAAACTTAGATTTGATTTGTCCAATGAAGAATAAAATCTTAGTTGATAGGTTTGCACTGAAGTAAATTGGTTGGGGTCAGGTATAAAGTTAAACGGTTCAAAGAAAATTTTGGATGTTGCGTAAGGCTCTGTGTGTGATTCCGGCGTTTTATAAGAATTATACCAAACACCTGATCCTGTATTTGGTTGGATGGGTACATTCATGTGGTATGCAGCTGAAACCCCTACTGTCCCACTACCCAACGAAAACCCATATAATTTTGATAGATCGTATGAAATTTCTTGTCTTTCAGTCCAAGGGTCAACACCTCTTGTCAAGAATACAATTACATACTCTTTCCAACTATCTCCGATAGAAAAGAATGAATTTAGTGTAACATTCTTAACCGATCCACCAGCATCTATATATGTAATTTGTTGTTGTTTATCAAACAAATATTTTCTCAGAAGTGATGGGTTTGGACTCAAACTATTATACACAGACTCAGCGTTGTCACTTGTGATTACTTGGAAGTATTCCAATCCTGTTTTGAAATTGTAATCTCTATCTTGATTTGTTATGTTCATATAAACTTGGGATGTTGAAACAGTCCCGTTAGGTTGGATATATGTCACATTTGTTGAAATGTTAAGACCTGAAACTGAAGTACCGGTAATAGAATTTGAACCAAATTGGTTTGTTGATAGTCCACTATAATTTGGATCAAATTGTACTTCAGGATCCCTAAAACTTATTACATCTCCAGCCGATAAAGTAGTTCCTGGTTGACAAACCAAAATCATCGGCATATCCGTATATGGTTGAGATGTTGTTGTGGTTGGATTTATCGTGGTTATTATTACACTTTCATTCTCAAAATACCTCTCTCTAAGGTTCATAAGATTAAGTGACTGAGATAACGTAATATCTCGTCCTACAATTCCTTCATTATCATTGTCTGAATAAGTCCTAACAACAGGTGTTCCATTGACTTTAGCCCTTCCATATTCCTGAGCATTTGTAAGATTATTATTACTTGGTTCAACGTACAAAGGGTCCACCAAAGGATATCCTGCCAACCCATAATAAAAACCAGACAAGTCAGCCTGATATTTGTTATTTTGTTTGCTCGGATTTCCAATAGGGTTATATAAATCAGGATCAATTCCTACTGGTTCGGTATCCCCTGGATCACCAGTTAGTTCACCCCATGTTGCAGGTGAGTTTGATTCTAGTAGTAACGAAGAACTATTTTGACTATATACCCTGTAAGGACCTATTTTCTGAACATTAGTACTTGCGGTACCAATAAAAATATTAGTAGTAATGTTTGGTAAAATTATATCATCATTAGAACATTCACACGCTTGACAGGTGGGATATGACAACATCGGTAATTGAAACTGTTTAAGTGTAAAATTATCTAATAATGGTCGAACAGTGGTGACAAATAACCGAGCAGCTCCAATATAAATCACCATATACGCTAAACTAAGGAAAGCCCATGGGTTAAGCAAAAAAGCCAATTGAATGAAACTTATCAAGCTCTGTGCCGCTTGGTAACCCAACCACACTGGTATTACATTCCTTACCAACCATTTGAATTGAGGCCAAAATTGTGCTATCAAATGTAGTATCGGTATAATCACCAATGCTAAGGGTGAAAATGCGGTTAAGAATAAATTTGTAACAAAAAACAAAAAATCAAAGTTTCTTACACCATCCGTTGCAGGAAATTTATTGTTTTCATCAGAACAAGTATTATCCGTAATCTCTTTGATACCCAAAAAATTTCCACGATTTAGACCTTTATAATATTGGTCAACTAAACCTGATATTGTATAAACCTTATTATATTGAAAATTATAAAACGTATCTTCGCAATTTACCGCCTCAGAAACATTTGTATACCCACTCCAATCTAAACCGAAATAATACGATCCTATAAAATCCTGATATTGTGAACTACTTGTATTCAAATTAAAGGCAGGATCAGTTGATGAATTATTCCACCCATATTCCTTAATATTTGGAACTAAGAAATACGCCCTCCTTGTTTCACTCAACTCTAAACTTGGTGATTGATCCCACTTGACTTTGAATCTGTACTTACCTTGTGTTGGCACCCCTATTTCAGGATCTTGACTCAATACTTGTTCACCAAATTCATTTGTGGTTACATAGTCGAGATTCATGGGAACCTCCAATAACCAAGTACCATCTTCGTCAATTACTTTTCCTCCGTTTGGAAGTTCCGCCTGTTCCAAGATAGGTAATCCATTTGTGTCTTGAAAGATGGTTTGTCTAATGGCTACAATTTCACCTGGACCCGCATTTAAATTACACAAATCACCCATTTCTGAAGGTGGTACACAGTTTCTTGACATGGCTTGATCATTTTGGTTTGTTACCAATGATCCCATAAACAAAGCGGTGGGCTCGATAGTTACACCCACATCTCCCAAATTGAAATCGTTTCTTACGATTCCAACTTCACATAACTCGGGTTGACCCCAAAATGGTTGTACGTTGACACTCTGATTCAGTGTGACAATTTGAGGTAGGGATTGAAAATCGGACGATGTACTAAATGTTGCCGAGTTGAAGTCGCTCGAACTGGCCCTACCCATTCTAATGAGGTCCTGAGGTGAAAGTGAGAATGGACCCATATCTGAGAGGTCCAAGTTCATAACTAAAGTTTGTGTACCTGTGGGCACACCCATAATCATATAGTCACCACTACCATTTGTTTTTACTGTGTATTTGTAGTATTTGTCATAAACCTGAATAAGGGCTGGATTTGTAAGGATATCATTCTTACTTGGAAAAGTACCCGTTGGCACGTGACCCGAATGGCTTGATTCATAAGGTAAAAGATTGTATCTGTACCCGTCTTCATTTACATCTTCAATAGTTTCGTAAGGATATAATTCTCTAATAATCTCATTATTGAGATCCTCATCTGTAATTGGGACAAAAATTGATAACTTGGCGTTTGGAATACCATAACCACCATTAGAAAAAACACGTCCAACAACGACACCATAATCTGCACACATTCTTGTGTAGACATCTTCGCTTCTAATCTTGAGTGATAGAATCTCAATTTGATCAAAGTCTTGATCTAATTGTACATTGATTTGCCTATCTACACCTACTTGGGTTCTTATTCTATATGACTTGGACATTAAAACAAACTTTCTATGATAAATAGTTTATCCACTATTTTATAAAAAGTAATCTAAATTCGGGAAAACTATAGATTAGGAAAAGTTTGTTGTCTGATAATTCTTAACTCTTACGGTGACATCTTTAGCCGGGAATCTGACTTGATAGATTTGATTGGGTTCTGCAAAAATTGTATTATCAACCAATGAGATTTCTTTGGTTGCAGCATCTGAATATGGCATCGATGTTTGTGATGAACTATATTGACCCCCAACTTTATTGAAGATCTTAATTTCACCAACACTAATAACACCATTTTCAGATTGTATTAGTCGATTTAATTCTGACACTAAAATGTCTTCACCCATTTCTCTGATTGTTGGGCTAAAGAATGTTGTAACTCTATCACTAATATTTGATATAACGGCTCCCTGATTCTGAGTGGAGTCTAGTACCGCTTGCACATCGACCGCCAAATCAATTACCTGAGAGTTTCCGATCTGAACATAGTCATTAATCATTCTATAGTTTGATAGATACTCTGCTAAATTTTGTTTCATAGTTTGTGATACTTCAGATGTAAGATTTCCTGAAGAATCGTATGATAAAACATTTATGAGAATCTTGTTGTTATTCTCAGTGATAGAAACTTTTGCGGGCGCTCCAAATTGACCTGGCATATTTCTGATAATTGCCTCATAGTCAGAGATGGTTACCGCTCTATTTTGAGCCGAGAAGTTGTATGTAACGTAATTTCTGACCTCTTCAGTGGATGGGTACCCAGCACCTCCAATTGCCGCTGTAACGTTGTTACAAGCTAAAGAATTGATTACGGAATTGTTTATCACATCGGAAGGTCCGTTTACAAAGAAATCTACCGAACCAATTTGGTTAATGACGTTCACACCTAAGTTTGTCCCCTGACCACCACCGATTCTATACTGAATGAATAGTGTTGTGTTTGCTTTCGGTGTTGACCCCAAAGACATCATATTGTTTTGGTATCTTTGGATTTTTAGTGGAACGTCCAAAGCGGTAAATTCACGTAATTGATCTTCAGCAGTGTTTGTACCCCCACCGAAAGTAATTTTCAAAAATCCTTCAGGGGTATATTCGGTTATAAATCTTTCTTGTGTTTGGATGTATCTTCCAACCTTGATTGATGGATCATCTGATGGTTTTGTCGGATCTTCAATAAACACTCTCCCTTCGGCTAAAGCTGGTACTTCATACCATCTACCATTAACACCTAAAAATTCTTGTGGTGTTGGTACGTTTGAATATGAGGTTCCATCTCTTTGTATAATTGATGTTACGCCCAATACATTTTTTTCAGGTAAGAAGAATTCAAAGAACGGACGTACGTCGTTCGGAGTGATTACTCTTTTGAATACTTTTGTAATACCATTTACAACAGTCTCCCTTTTTGTGATGGTATAGTTGATTAGGTTACCGCTGGCATCAAAGTTTGGTATTTTAAGTCTGTTTGGGAAACCATCTTGATTGAATGGTGATGAAAAATTGATGTCATAAAGATTTTCGAAGATTTGTCCCGATCCAATGACCTGACTTCCAGCTCTCAATGTACCCAAATATCTTTCATCTTCTTTATCACCAAAGGCTGGTACTGTGATAGAAAAATCTACAAGTGCAATAGAGGGTCTCTGACCTGGAATTTTCAGACCATATGTTCTGGCAATATTATAAATTGATGATCTTTGTTGTGCAAATTGAAGAACGGTTTCTTGAATACTTCTATCGATGTGATAGTGTAGGTTGTCAGCAACTGCTGCGTTCAAATCTAAAAATACTGAGAATACCGATGCGTCATTGAAATTATCAATTAGTTCGGGATAGTATGTTTTGGTATAGTTTATAAGTTCCTGACGGATCGCCGCAAAGTCTCTTACAGTATAGGATATTCTTCTTTCTGCCATAATCTTAAATATTTATGATGACGAAATCTTTTGTGTTGAAAACATCATTAGTTATTGAGTAATCAATCCTTACCGTTGCCGTGTACTCAGAAACATCTTGATTGGTTCTTCTAAGAGCAGGATCTATAACTCCACCCGCCTCAGTTGCTGTAAGACCGGCCGCCTCACCTGTAGGTGCGGTGATGGATATATTCGTCAACTGTAATTGTGGCATAAATTTTTGTACTGAATCTTTAATTTCAGCCTCAATACTTTGAAATGTGGGTCCGTCTAATGGTTCAAAAATATATTCCAACAATCTTGTTCCGAAATCAGGTAAAAAATAACGTGAACCTTTTCTTGTCAGAAGAAGATGAATAAGATTACTTCTAACCTCCTCAGCAGGAAAATCTGTGAGATCCAAATATTTTCCATCGAATGAATCTACGAAGGGAAAAGTTAAACCATATGTTTTGCCGTTTGCCATATCTGATAAATATACCCCATTATTTTTTTTAGGATATAAAAAAACCCACCACTTTTGTGATGGGTTTATCGTACATTATGAACCTTTTTGGGGTTTTATGCCTGACATGCCACGCATTCTAGGTCATTCAGATTTAGTTTTTTTCTTGCAAAAGCCTGAGCAGAATTCATTGAGTGTTGGTAATAAAGTGTTTTTACCCCCAACTTCCATGCATCTATAAGAAGTTTGTTTACATCTTTAGTTGGCATATCAGGTGAAATCATCAAGTTCAGGGATTGAGCCTGATCAATAAAATCTTGTCTGACAGCCGCCTGATTGACAATAGACGATTGGTTGACCTCAGCAAAAGTTCTGAAGATATCCTTTTGTTCGTCCGTCAAGAACTCCAAGTGTTGGACTGATCCATCATACTTTTTGATACTATTCCACACTTCTTTTGTGTCTTTTCCCATATCAGAAAGTAATTTTTTCAGTATAGGGTTTTTGATAGTAACTTTCAATTTAGCAACATCCTTCACATAAGCATTTGACCAAATTGGTTCAATGGATTGTGAAACCTGTCCTAAGATAAATGCTGATGAAGTTGTAGGTGCAATTGCGTTTAATGTAACATTACGTCTTCCGTAACCCACCAAGTGTTCTGGTTCTCCAAATTGTTCTGCCAACTCTTTCGATGCGTTGTACGACTTATCTTTAATCAATTTAAAAACCTCAACATTCAAACGAGCAGTTTCCTTACTATCAAAAGGAAGACCTTTTGACTGTAAAAGGGAATGCCATCCAAGAACACCAAGACCCAAAGCTCTTTGTCTCTTAGCAAAATTGTATGCTTTCTCTAAATAAAAGAAAGCTCTTTGACCTTCCAATGTACCGTTGTGTCTAAGACTGTCAATTTTATCAACAAATTCAGTGACAACCGCATCCAAGAAATAAATCATGGTCTCAACAGCATCTGTGTCTTTCCACTCATCGTAGTGAAGCAAATTCATAGATGATAGGACACAAACAAAAGATTCTTCTTCAGAATTATGAAGTGCGATTTCAGAACAAAGATTAGAATTATAAATTTTCATATCTTTTTCTTTATATACCTCAGGTGCATTGTTATTCACCGTGTCGGTGAACATAATATAAGGATATCCAATTTCACCTCTGCGTTGGATTACTTTAGCCCAAACAGCTCTTTTCTCTTCATCACCACTAATCATTTCTTTCATGAATTGATCAGTCACAGTGACTGCGTGAGTTAGATCTTGGATTGGGAAACCTTCAGTTCCAATTTCCAAAAACTCCATAATATCAGGATGTTCTACAGGTAAGTATGGTGAGAATCTTCCCCTACGAGTTGAACCTTGTGAAATGTTATCCACAACACTCTGAAACAAATTCATGAAGTGAACCGATCCGGGTGCATGTCCGTTATCAGTGATTTTAGCACCACGTCCACGGATATTACCAAAGTAACCTGATGTTCCTCCACCCATTTTACTCATTTCACCAACTTCAGCTTGAGTGTAAAGTATTGATTCAATGTTGTCACCAACATTGGAACCAAAACAACTTACTGGAAGTCCACGTACTTTTCCAAAGTTTGCCCATACTGGTGATGATAATGAATACCATCCTTTACCCATATAATTGTAAAACTTATCCGCAAATCCTTCGATTCCTAATAATTTTTCCGCATGTTCAGCAATAACTTTGATTCTTTCCAAAGGTTGTTCACCTTCACTCAAATACCCCCTGCGAAGAAAGGTGATTGACTCTTCATTTATCCATTCAAAAGGTTTTCTATTTTCCATGTGATTTTTTATATATATTAAAATAGGTCGTTTAACGTAATTGATTTTGATTTTTTACTGTAATTGATACTTCTCTTGTTGAAGAAATCTGTGTGTTTGGTTGTTAAGATTTCGTCATCAAACCATTCTGTGGTTTCCAACAATTTCTTATCAACTTTGAACGCATTTTCTATACCAATAGAGTTCAATGATAGGTTGAATCTGTGTTTTATAAACTCCAAGGTTTGATCTTTTGTAAGGAAATCGAGATCTCCCATTTCGAAGATCCAATTTACGATCTCAGCTTCAGCTTCGTAAGCCTCAAGGGTTGCGTCCACAATATCTTCAATCAACTGTGGTGACCACCAAGTTGGGTTTTCTTTCTTGATTAGATTGACTAAGTCAAATCCAAATTCAGCGTGAATGTTTTCCTCTTTGGATGTCGCTTCAACAGCATTGCTTGTACCTTTCAATACATTTTTATGTTTGTTGAAAGACATAATTACCAAGAATTGTGAGAACAATGATACGTTTTCCACAAACATTGAAAATAGGATTACTGATTCAAAGTATTCTTGGTTCTCAACTGTCTTTGAGTTAGCAATCGTTTTTTCCAAATACTTGATTCTGCGTCTGATTGCCGGTACTTCCATTAAATTTTGAAATTCAGAGTTCAGACCCAAAAGTTGGATTAGGTGTGAGTAAGCATCTGCGTGTCTAACTTCAGACTCCGCAAAAGTAGCCCCTACGTTTCCAATCTCGGGTTTAGGTAATCTTTTGTAGATATCACCCCAAAAGGTCTTAACCGCAATCTCGATTTGTGAGATTGCCAGCATCGCTCTTTGTACCGCAGTTTTTTCTTTTTCATTCAAGTGTACTTTAAAGTCTTGAATGTCCGAGGTAAAATTGAACTCTGTATGAACCCAATATGAGTGACGAATTGCGTCAACATATTCACTCAATTCAGGGTATTCATAAGGTTTTAAGTTCACCCTTTTAGAGAACACATTTGGACGATTAACTGAACGGTAAATAATATATTCTTTAGCCACATCATTTAGTCCGTTATCCATCAATTTATTTTCAACCATATCGTGAATTTCATCTACGTGTGGTACTTTGAGTTTATCTCCTCTGTAGAGACTTTTCTTTGTGATACGTGCAATTTTTTCAGCCATTTCTTCGTCGACCTTACCAACGCTTTCCATAGCTTTCATTACCGCATTTCTGATCTTATCAGATTCAAATAAAACTCTGTCACCACTACGTTTGATAACATATCGTGTATCACTAGATATCATATCTAATAACTCTTCCATTGCTTATAATTTTTAAAATTTAGTTTTGTTGTTCACGTTGTTTTCTTTTTTCCATGAGCTCTTTGATACGATCACGTTTTTGTTCTTCCTTCTTTTCTTCAAATCCTAAGAAGGTTACTGAACTTTCCGTGTCAATCTCCAACATTTCATTATCAAACTTACAGTTCTCGAAAACAACACCATCTTTACCAATACGAGATTTGGTAATGGCGATGGTAGCCAAGTTCATTTCTTTTTGTTGTAAGGTCTTTGCCACGGAAATGATAACGTGACCTACTTGAGCCTTCTTAATACTACCACCCATCTGGTCGGTGGTTACAACCTCAGAAGATATAGAGCTTCTGTTACCCTGTGTTGCGGTCCAACCAACAACATTCAATTCATGACAGAGAGCTTCAAAACCTCTCATTACTGAACCTTCACTTTTCCATTCATCACCCAAGTTCTTATCGGGAACAATACAGTCGATATAGTCGACCAAAAGCATATCAATCCTATGACCATCGGCAATCATCTTGCGGATCATATTTTTGATTTGAGTCATCGTGTGGGTATCTGAAGGTAACTTCTTTAAGTATAACTTATTTGTCATTTCTTCTTTTACCTCACGAGCTTTCTCGAGAACTTCATCTCTGTGATTTGGTAAATCGTCAGGAGCAATACCTGTCCACATGGTAAAGTGCTTTCTTTGAATAACCTTAGGGTTATCCTCAAAAAACAACTGCAATACACTGTATCCGTTGTTGAACGCACTGTTAGCAATCTTGGTTAACACTGTTGTTTTACCAACACCTGTGGGAGCTAATATCACACCCAATTCACCCTTAGCTAATCCACCCTTGAGGAGTTTGTCTATACCCACAATTCCCATAGGGATCGGGTGTCTAAAGTCCTCGTTGAGTACATCGTCTAAGTTATTGAAAACATCTTCAATTTTGTTGTTGTTTTCTCCAATTTGAATGGCTGTTCTGAATAATTCTTCCAACTTTTCATAGTTCTCAAATTCACCATTGTCTAGAATTTTTTGAGACTGAACAATCGCTTTTTGAAGTTCTTGTTGTTTGCAGAATTTTAGAGCTTTTTCTTGTACAAAACTAACACCGTCCACAGGTGAGTCTTGAACTTGTTTGATGGTATCATTCAAGATTTTCAACATAAGTTCCTGAGGGAACTCACTTTTGACTATCTGTGAAAGAGTTTCATATGAAGGTGTACAATCGTACTTTACATAGTACTCCTTGATCAATTGGATTAAGGTCTTAAAGTACTTATTCTCAAAATGAGAAGGTTCGATTACGTCAATGATTGAATGCGAAAAATCTTTATCTAAAATTAGTTGGTTTAGTAGTTGTAATTGAAATGTATTTCCGAGATATTCGAAGTTTCTTTTTGACATAATTTTTATTTCCTTTTCTGTAAGTTATAAATACGCTCAAGCCAATGTATAGTTCAGGAACTGAGTATTAAAATCTCGCCCTGAAAAGATGTCAGTAAGGTTCCGAAGTACACTTTTTGCCTCTTGGCGTATGTCTACGGTGTATCTTATTTTAGGTGGAAAAATTTTAGCATCTAATGTTCTTTGACAAATTGTCTGTTCTCCGATTCTGATGAAAAAATTGAAATTTTCTGGTGCATCGGTATTGTCAGTGTCTAAAATTGTGGAATCTTCCATAATCTCATATTGGTTGTCGAGCATGTAGACAACAGTTCTCATTTTCAGAGTTTGTTCGAACGCTTCTACTAAATCTTTTACATATTCATAGAGGTCAACGGAGAGTCGTGCGGTGG